AGCAACCCACTCAAGGTACTCTTGGTAGTCAGTATTATCAGGATCAAATGGAATTACAGAAGTAGATTCGATGTGTTGAACGGCATCTGTAACAAGGTCGCCGTTGTAATCGTTAAAAAGTCGATAAGTCATAGTTCTGCACTTGCCTCCCAGTTGCAGTAAAGCCAGCGGTTAGTACCAGGCTGCCCTCTAACAAGAAATTGTTTGTGAGTGATGGCGCCAGGATTCTGATTTCCTGTGTAGTTAGTGCTGTTTTGGACACCAGGTTCTTCCCAAGCCGCATTACCAGATACTCCTGTTGCAGAATAAATAGTAACGGAAGGGTTTGCCCTTTTTACTTCTTTAAATTGGGGCCAAAAGTCAGAGTAACCTTGAGCATTGCCTAGGTAACCTTTTCCATCAGCATAGCTCCAATCTCTAGTTTTCCAGTTGGTCATACTGTGGCTGTGGCTATGTTCATAATACCTCATGCACATACGAAGCTCATCAGCAAAAGGTCTGTGCTCAAATTGAGTAGCGGTTTCACCTGCTTCAAACTGAACTCCCGTAATCCGCAAATGAGCATTTGCATTATTAAAGAAATCCACGCAATTGTTGGCAAATCTTTTGTCACCAGAAGCCCATTGATCTAGGGTAGACGTTCCAAAATTACTGCCAGAACCTAAATCCCATTGACAATACAGAGCAAGCTGATTTTCAGTATAAAAGGTTCCAGAGGTAGGACCTGGTACAGTAATCGTTTTCTTTTCCCAGGTATTAGTTGAGTTAATAGTGTAAGTAGTAGCGTAATGCTGGTTAAGTGCTCCAGAAAAGAAACAAAAACTATACGTACCAGTTACATTACCTTTAACCCAAAATGACATGGTTGCAGCCTTAGCACCAGCCGTTCCCCATCTCAAAGGCCTAAGAACATAACCTTCTATGTTTTGCCTGATAAAGCGGTTACCGCCAGCACTTGTAGTATTTGCACCGCTACCAACCTCAATTAAAAGTGAGTTTACAAAGCCAGCAGGTGCGTTAGTTGATTGACTGGCTTGACCGGTAGTATTATCTTGTCCCCGTACATTCCATCTATCAGTAATGTACTTGCCATTTGTAAGCGTTCCAATCGCGGTGGTACCGCTATTTCTTTGGTCTACTTGTTGAGCACCGTTGATAATTAGGTTTCGATTAGATTCAAGGATGGTATCGGTGTCATTGGCAAATGATAAATTAGCATTGCCATCAGTCGTAAGAACTTGTCCAGCCGTTCCATCTTTAGTCGGCAACGTAAATGTTTTATCCGTACCAGTCGGGCTGGTATCGGCGGGAGCCTGTAGTGTTACGCTCCCGTCTGTACTTCCTTTTAGTTTGATGCTCATTACTCACCTCCGGGCTGGTTTTCAGCAACGGAAGCCTGATATGCAGCGATAACATCAGCAGTCCACAGTGCATTAGCAATGTCTTGGACTTCCTGCACTTCGCTAGTCACGTCGTCGCCAGGGCAGACAACGTGGCGGTGATGGTTGCGTGCCAGTTCGACACCATCCTCTTCGACCACAGTGGTGGTACGGATTTGGATGACCTGATTAGGCAGGATTTCTTCTTTATATTCAAGTCGTTTTGTAATAGCCATTAAGAGCGTCCTCCAGACGAAATAGGTTTAGGCGTAGTTTTATGCTACGAAATAAGTTATAAATGCGTGAAGATTATGGTTTGTATTTTGGATTGGCACCTGAGCACCAGAAGTTGAACCTGACGCATAAGTATGAAAATATGCAATGGTGGTATTTGGTTCAACTAGCGGTCCTATAACCTGTGCTCCTGCACCTGACCAATACTGCATACTGCCTGCACTGTAAACAGCATTTCCAGAACCCGACGGACTGTGATTACTAGAGCTTGTAAATGGCAGACCATGAAGACGCATCGTATGGCCTGTTGCACCAGACAAACTTCCGACAGCGTTAAACCAAGCAGTAACTTGTTTGCCAATTTTTACATAAAATCCACCATTATTGCTCGCTGCTGTCCAAGTTCCATTTCCTGAAACTCCTAGAATCAGAGGCGTCCAAGTACCCTCTTCGTAGCTATCCAGCGTTTCGCTGGTCATGTTAGAGGCATTGGTTTGGATTTGACTAAAGTCAATACCAGGAGAATTAGACGCAAGCCTAATCGTGCCGTCTGAGAGGATTCGCAACCGCTCGGTGCCACTATCGGCAGGATTGTCAGTGCTGGTGCAGTTGTTTTTAAATATAAATTCACCTGAACCAGAACTTGTGCCGAAGAAAAGGTCATTGGATTTATAGCCAATTTTGCCTCTGTTTCCTGAGTCAGGTCCTACATCAATATGTGGCTCACTCCCTCCAACATGAAGCTCAGCGTCTGGACTTTCAGAAGCTATACCTAAACGCCCAGAGCTATCAACCGTTACCCGTGCCGTTCCACCAGTAACCAGCTTTAACTCATCCGTTCCACACTGCAAACCCGTATCTGTGTCAGCGCCGGTAAACGCTGGGTTTGCAACTGTATTAGTACCGTCAATTTTTACAGTCATAATTAAACAATAGTCCAGGTAGAGCCAGAAGGTACGGTGACAGTTGCATTGGAGTTAACCGTCAAAGGTCCAGCACTGATAACGTTTTTGCCAGTGCCAATGGTGTAAGAAGTAGTAATGGTGTTGTCATGCTCCAGCGCCCATCCATCGGAACCGCCGCCAGTAGCACCGCCTCCGACTGCGCCCCAAGCATTGTTGAGGTAGCCTTCAAATCGGTTGTCAGTAGTGTTGTAACGGAACATGCCGTTGACACCAGTACCAGGGCGTTGTTGTGTTGTACCTTGAGGGACAGTGATACTGCCAGTGCCGTCAAAGTCTACGCCGTCAGTAGTGGTTGCAAGCTTTACGTTGTTGTTGAAATAAAGTTCTACCGCACCGTCAACAGCAAATGTTGCTAGCGTTTCTGAGTCATGCTTAGTGATTCTAACCATATTGTTAGATCCCAAGCGTAGTTCACCAGTACCTCCTTCCTGGACATAAGAGTTTCCAGCGCCAGAAGTGTCATGGTAAATTTGCAGATCATCACCAGTACCAAAGAAAGCCTTGTCGTTATCTGCAAACTTAATGTCATGACCGTTAGAAGCTAGGTTACCACCAAGTTCAGGTGTGCTGTCTTCTGAAACATTGTTGATGGAGTTGCTATCAACATAAGCTTTAGTTGCAGCATCAGTGTTAGCAGTCGGAGTACCAAGACCAGTAATCTTGTTTGTACCCATCGCCAAGGCACCGGTCATGGCGTCACCAGCAACGGCTACATAGATTGGGTTAGCAGTGCTTGTAGTATCTACGTAGTTTTTAGTAGCAGCGTCTTGTGATGCCCCTGGGTCAGTAACGTTAATAATTTTACTGCTACTGACATTAACAGAACCTGTACCGTCAGGGTCAAGAACAACGTTAGCGTTAGACGTGCTGGTAATGGTGTTACCATTTACATCCAAGTTACCGCCAAGCTGAGGAGTTGTGTCCGACAGCAAGTCAAAGGCAATAGATCCAGTAGGAATCGTAATGAAACCAAGCTGTTGGTCTACTTCAAAAATCGGGTCAGTGCTTTGGTTACCACCAATCTTAAACTTACCGTTGTGGTCCGTGATAGCAGTCCAAACCTTACCGTCGTTAAGTTCAGTAATCTGTTTGGTTTCGTCTGGAACACCGCCGTTTTCAGGCAGTGCATCGTAGTCCATACCACTACCAGCGTATTCCATCGTGTGACCGCTAGAAGCAATCATAGAACGAAGGAAGAACGACACAGCAGCGTTGTCAGCTACAGCACCGTTGAGGCCAAGGTTTTGACTACGCTTAGACGGGTTTGGACGGCTGATAGTGACCCTGTGCCCGCCAGTAATAACAGTAGACGACAGAACAGGATAAGTGACACTGTTGACAGTTACCAGCATGTTGCTAGCTGGCTTAGTGTCATCACCGAACCAACCTGTGCCTGCAGTAACGTTATCAATGTCGAACGTCAGATCGCCACTAGAAGCTGCGCCGTTGACTGTTGCAGTAAAAATGGCAGTAGTAGATTTTCCGTCAGCCACCAATGCCTTTTCACCAAAGTCAGTGGTAGAAGCAGCCAGGTTGGCCTGACCACCATTTAGTGCTTTGATGTGATACTTGTTAAAGAAGGCGTAGCTAGACGTACACTGTGCATAACCGTTGTTGGTGACAAGAATGCCAGGTCCGTTAAGACCAACGTGGGTATAGCTGTCTGCAACCATCGACCGCAGAGGGCTTGTGGTCTTAGGCACATTGCCATCGACCAACATGCCACCGCCAGTAGGGGCGTTTGTTAGGTCACCTGCAGAACCGCCACGAGGACGGTGAGACCGCAGATCGCTGTTGTCAATCTGGCTGTCAGAGAAGTTAGTGCAGTTTTGGATGTACGGAGACTTAGTAATGAAAGCGTTGTTGTAGAACGCGAAGTTCCAGCCTTGTCGTTGAGGTAGATCAGAGTCAAGAGTATTAGTACCTGAACTACCGGCTTGCATACCAGTCAAGGTCAGGTTCTGTACAAACGAACCACTGTTCAGCTCGAACAAAGCATTGTTGCCGTCTGCGTGATCACCCTGAGTAGCAACAGTTGGGTGCACAAGGCAGCTACGCAGTGCCATGCCAATGATAGACACGTTACGGCGTTTGATCTGGATAGGTGCAATCTCTTGGTAGGTACCTGCAGCCACGATCACGGTCATGCCGTCACCGCCGCCGGTCACTTCTAGCTCAAAGCCAGAACCACCACCACCGCCTAGGTTAGAGTCAGCAGCAGACAAGATGTCACCAATTTGGTATTCCTGCAGCGTAGAGTTTGCAACGTTAGTGACAGAGCTAACAACCCCACCAGAAACAGTAATTGTTGCGGTCAGGCCTGATCCAGTCGTACCTCCAGTAAGAGGAACATTGCTGTACGTACTGTCGGCATAACCTGAGCCTGCAGTTTTGATAGACGTACTAACGTCTGCGTTAATGTCGTCGATAGCTGATTTGATGGTCAGCTTGGGGCCACTGATACGGTGACCAGTCTTAGCATCGTCACCACCAGTAGCATCAACGTAAATAACTTTGTCTTGAGTACGGAAAGAACCGCCAGACGCAACGTCAAGCCAGGTGCTGCCGTTCCAGATTTTTAGAGTCTGATCGTCATCGTTTTGCAGCCAGGTTTTACCGATTTGATACGAACCTGATGGAGTGCCGGTCTGGACTAAAGTATCAAAACGCTTAGCAGCAGCACTAGAAGTAAAAATGCTATCATCGTTAGTCGTAGGACCTGCGTCCTGCTCAGCTAGTGTAATGACATCATCATTCTTAAGGCGGTCAAGATCAACAGAATTAGCTGGGATGCCGATCGTGATGGTGCCGTCACCGTCGTTAGTTACAGACAAGCCATCGCCTGCTGCAATGTCGCCAGTGATAGCGGCATCGATCATGTCGTCGATCTTTGCCGTAGTAGCGATAGTCGTATCGTTGTTCGGGTTTGACTCACTTGAAGTGACAATATCCGAGTTTTTGATACGGTCCAGGTCAACAGAGTTAGCGCCAATACCAAGAGTTACCTGACCACCTGTAGCAGACTTTGTAAGGCCAGTGCTGTCAATAAGCACGTCACCTTCGATAGCTGTGTCAATTTTGGAATCGACACGGTTATCAACGGCTGCAGTGGTGGCAATAGTAGTGTCGTTGTCAGGCCAGGACTCACCGCTTGTGATGGTCTCTGTGCCATCGTCGAAGTAGTTATCTTCCAGGTACTGTTTAGTGACAGCATCTTGTGCATTGACAGGATCAGCCATATCGGTGATCCGGTTGCTATTCATGTCAACGTTCGTGTCGAACTGACCATTGGTCTTGGTCACGTACTGATCACGAACCTCTTCGACAGCAAAGTTGTTTTGATTGAAGTTATCGTTAAGATCCTGGGACCTGATAGCAGATCCGGCAAAGAACGTAGACTTCAATTCAGTGATGTCTGTCTCACGGAACACCCGAACGGTGACTCCATTCTTAGGAGCCCCCGTTGTTTCTTGCAGGGTGGTGGCGGCAGAGATAGTATTAAATTGGATTCTCGTATCAGTCGAGAAGAAATATGCAGTTGTAGGCTGGGTGGTGCCATTCAGGCTGACTTTGACGTCAGACTGTTCCAGGTATTCAAATGTAAAGTCAAAGAAAACTTTAGTGCCGTTTCCTGTGAACGTATCGAATGTCGCCATTAGGTACCTTTAGGTTACTTGTTCTCTAATAAATACTCAGCAGCTTTCAGGGGGTTGCCAGCACGTTGTTGTGCTTTAGCAGCAGCTTTGTTGTCAGCTTTTGTTTGCAGATCAGGGAATGCATCAGCAAGGCCAGCCAATGCGTCTCGTTTCGCATTGCCGAATATACGTTTAATTTCAACCATGAAGTTTGCATCATCCAAACTCATGTTTGTCGGATCGTCCTTGGTTTTGCCAGGAAGACCTCCCGGTTGTCGCAGCTTTCTGTATTGTTCAATCTCTTTACGGATGCCAGGATCTTTGAACAAATCTTCAAGCTGTTGCTCGATAGTCCTACCGTTGTAGTCTCTATAGTTGCCCATCAGGTCAGCGAGGTGTTCCCGCTGCTGTGGTGTCAACCTAGTACCGTTGTCGTCTGTGCTAAAAGTGGCAACCATATCAAAGCCACTGTCACGCAGTAGCTGTCTGGTTTCGGTATCAGCGTCAGACAGTTGGATCGGAGAAATGCTGTTCCACAAACGAGTTGGGAAGTCCCACTCACGTACAACCTGACCGTTTAGCGGATCACGTTTACGTGCCAAGAATCCACGTGCAATCGGGTTGCGGTTCGCAATCGTGTGAGCAAAGTCATTCTCCAGTTCACGAAGACCTGGGTTCAAAACGTTTGCAATCTCGTTACGAATACCGCTAAAAGGAATAAAATTATTTGTAAGGTTGGCAGCCCATACCTCAGACCGTGCACCGTCAAATGCAAGAACATCAGTCAAAGGTTGCAGACCAGCCAAGAATGACTTGTTAGTCAAGTTCATGCCAATCAGGTAACCGACCTTGCGGAACATGTTTTCAGTACCAGCCTCGCTGAGGTTGCCTGCAACAAAGTTGTCACCGATGTCAGCGACAAGGGCCAACATGGATGCAAACGGCTCCAAGCCATCGTAGTTAATATATTTGTCACCGAGTTTGATAGACCTAGGACGCCAGCCAGTCTGTTCCCATGCCCTCCGTTGCTCACGGTTAGCAGGACCATTGCCAGTCAAACGGCCTGTGGTGTAAAGACCAGCGGCTGCGCCGACAGTCAAGTATCCAGTAGCAACGCGACCACGGACCATGGCTTTAGCAGCTTCGAGCTGACCTACGTCTGTGATGCCATACTTCAGTACACCGTCAAGGTTGTCAGGTGTTGCACTGAGGATTGCACGAACGTCGTCGTTAAAACGCGCCAGGATAGGCGTATGCTTGCTGACGACAGAGATAGCGTTAGCACCTGTCTTCATGAACAGGAAGAACGGACGAACGATAGGTGTTCGGTTCATCAGACTTTCCAGCTCACCCAGACGGCCAGTCAAGGGCAGTTGCAGTGCAGCTTCCTTACCAGCATATTCTGCTGAGATGTCAATGACCTCACCAGATTGTCCAAAGATTTTCTTACGGAACTCTGACTCGTACTTCTCGATCAGCTCCCTAGTCACCTTGCCATCACTAGCATTCCATGCAGCTTCAAAGGCTCTAGCTTTCATCTCTTGACGTCCGATGATGGTCTTAGTAAACGCATCAATCGTCGTCATAGCGTTAGACGGATACCTAACCCAGCTTTGGTTGTTGAAGTCCTGAATGGCAGACGTCATCCGGTACATGGCCTTTTCAGCACTTGTACCTTGAGATTCGATCACACGTCCCAGGTTCTTCCAATGCTTTGCTTCAGAAGGGCTAACCAGTTGGTTCACATAAGGACCAGCCTGGTTATGGACAAGTGAATGATGGGTGTTTTTAGCCAACGCCCATGCTTCGCCGATACCGCCCCAGAACCCGTCAAAGGCCATGTGGTAACCCTTTGCAAAGGATTTAGCATCACCTGGAGTTAGGAGGCCGCCAACCATCATCTGCAGCGGTCTCAGACCTGCTAACAGGCCAGTGCCGGATGCAGCACGTGACAGAGTTTTCGGTGCTGACAGGATTGAGTTGTAAAGCTGACTGAACAAACCGTCAACAAACTTACTCCGTGCACCGCCGATACCAAACAGTGACTTCCAGTTAAACACTGCATCAGAAGCGTACCGACGCATTGCTTCCAAGGTATGCACCTGACCGCCAGACTCAGCAAAAGCACGCAAGAACGTCTCTGTCATTTGAGGGTCATTCTTGACAATGCTGCGGAGGTTCTTCATAAACGAAGTCAGTTGCTTGTCTTTGTTTGCACGAGTTACAGCGTTAGAGACCTGACGCACATCGCCACGGCGTGCACGCAACAGTGATCCAGCAAACTCGCTTGCTTCCTGATTAAGACGGAAAGCAGCTTCTACTTTGTCCAACAGGTTTGTCAGACCTTTCTCCATAGGCACTTTGTCCACTACAGAGTGAAGTGCCATAGCCTTTGTAGACACAGCAGTATTGAGGTCATACATCAACATTTCCAACGCGATGGCGTTAGCACTGTTCATGACTGAACGCTCCTTACCAGCGACATTAGTCACAGTGATGCTGTCTTCCATCAACAACTTCTGGATGTCGTCAAAGTTGCCTTTAGACAAATCAGGGAATGAAGAAAGAATATCAGTGTATTTAGCAACAGCCAGTTGTTTAATACCCATCATGTCTGTGCCAAGACCACCTACGTTTTGACCTGCAGGGATCTCCAGACCACGCTGTACTTCATCAGCAAAAGCAGCGATCTGTTTGCGGACCTCAGTGTTACTGCGTGCCATGCGTGTCAGTGCAGCGTCTGTAACCAAACGTGCACGCTGACCAGCCGACAGGTCACCACGATTTGCCATAGCCAGCATGTCCTTCATGGCCTGGTACAGGTTGCCTGGACGTACGCCACGCAGACCTTTGTCAGGCAGGTCGAACAAGTCAGGGTGAATGTTCGGTGTCGGCTCTGTCAGATTCTTGTCAAACAGTTCTAATTGAATGTTTTCCTTAACAGCACTATCTTGTGCCTCAGCAATCTCAGCAGCAGTACGCGCCTCCACAAACTCTGGATTAGCGTCCTGAGCTTTCTTAAGTTTTTCTTGCAGCCTAGCAAGCTTCTTAAGCTGGCGTGTTTGTTCTTTACTGCCATCCTTTAGTTTCTTTGCAGTAGCAGTTACAGTATCAATTTCTTGTGTCAGTGCAGTGAGATTAGTCCCTGCACCTTCTTTTGCACCTGCATCAACAGCCTCAGCGGCTGCTTTGCCTGCACGGAAACCAAAAATCTTACCAACAGCCCAGCCCATGCCAAGATCTTCCAAGACATGCTTGGCTTTCTTTTCAAGGGGTGAAGACTCTTCGTTGGTTGCAGTCAACGTCCACCAAGGCATCAAAGGTTGCAGCGAGTCGTTAATGGTTGATTCCATGGAACGCTCACTAACAAACACAGCGGTGGCACTGCGGCCAGCACCTGACATCTTCAATGCGCCTGGCACATATTTAGATCCGTTGATTACGGTTTTAAGTTTGTTGAGCTTAGAGAGGTGTGCGACACCACCAGTACCAGCAAAACCAGCACCAAACTCCAAGACGTTGCGGAGAAAGTTACCCCACACAGTCTTGTTCATAGGCTCAACTTTATCGTCTACTTGCAGCCAGCTAGGTTCAAACTTAGGGTCTAGCAGCTTGCCAGTGAGGGCACCCTCAAGGGTACCGCCCACACCTTCAACCAGGTCGATACCTGCACCGACAACTGCGGTGCCCACCTCTTGAAGTGGATTGTTGGTTTCTTCCTCTTTTGGTTTTTCAGGTTCTGGTGTCGGTTCTGGCGTTGGTTCTGGATTTCTACGACCAGTTTCAAGACCGTCAAACGATGGCAACCCATCGGGATACATCGCATCAGCTTCGTCTATAATATCTTGAAAAAGTTCTAAACGATCTGAACCGTCGTCATAGTTTTGTTCGTCATTGACAGGTCCCGTAGGAGTTGTAGTCATAGCACTTATTGAAAGTTAGCTCTCGATCCGTGCATCAGAAGTATCTCGCTACCATTAGGCAGAACGTAAATAGACATGACTCCGCCACCACCAGGGTCGATTTCGGTTTTGAGATATTCTGCACCACTTACAGAGATGCGTGTGTTTTTGGGTGTAGCAAAGTCAATCCCGTTATGGAACTTAGGTACTCCATAAACAGGATGAATCCGTGGGCCGTAGCCTGAAGTTTCACGGAAAACTTGATCAATAGGTTTGCCGTCAACCAACAGACGATTCAGTATCGAAGTCGGATCAACGTGTTGACCTTTAGCGTTATTGTATTTGACGTGGACATGGGGTCCCGTCGATGCACCAGTATTCCCCGTAATGAATTCCCTGGCAGCAGCGCCCATCACTGCAGGATTAGAGAAGGGTAGTCCTTCTACAAGTGGGCTGTTAATGTAAGGTACGTCAGGATCAATACCTGCATCTTTAAGGCGTCGATATGCGTCTTCTACAAACATAGTATCAGCGTCTTCCCTTGCATCAAAATCCCCAACCAGTACGTAAGCTTGAATAGCTTCTCCAGGTGTTTTGGCATTCTTGACTTCCGGGAACCCATCCAATACCTCAGCTAGAGCCTTGACTCTTGCATGTTCTGTTTCGTACTCCTCAGACATACCGTCCCGCTGATACAAAATACCAGCCAAAGGTGCGATAGCCTCAGGCATTCCATACTCCTGTGCAACTCGCGTAGCATCGTGGAACCCTGCAGGTCCTTCACGGATTATGGCAGGAGGGTGGCTACCTGCTACACCAACACGACTAACGCGGTTGGGAGTTGGGCTTGTAAGTAATTCTAGCTGCTTCAATGCTGCAGCAGTACCCTCATATTCGTCTTTGGGAGGAGGATCAACACCAAGCAACAAAGACCTAGCCTCATCAAATGTGATTTGGTCATTTGGGTTATGTAGGTTAAAATGTTCAACATATCTGCGTAATTTAAGAGTACCCGCACCACGCGCTGATGTTGGGTCTCCCAGCTCTGCAAGGTCGTTTTCGGTGAATAAACCATTGACATTGCTGATTAGACCAGCCCTACCTCTCGCCTGCGCGGTGGATCTAAGAACTTCAAATTCGGCTTCACCGCGTTGAGCGGAAAGCTTTGGATCTACTTTGAACATTTCATTGGAGAACCTGCTTTGAGATCCAGCACCTTCACGTGTATAGATACCCTTTTTACCGAGAATGTCAGCTTCTACTGCCAACAATGCTTGGTCATAGGCTTTCTGCCATGTCATGCCTTCAGGAGCCTTAGGATCCATAAGGATTTGACGTGCACGTCTATGTAGATCCGCCTCGGCAGCCCTAGCTACAAGCGCATTTTGACCTGCAAGGTCTTTTGCGTTGCCGCCTGTCATGCCTACAGCAGTGACTACAGCTTGCTGTACACCATCAACATAAATCTTTGTATCAATACCAGACCTACCATTGACACCGTAGCGTTCATCGATAAGTTCTGCAGCATCAGCATATTCTTTAATACTTTGTAGTCTTGAAAACCTCGGGCTGTTAAGAACGTTTGAAGTGAACTCACCCTCGCGGATCATAATGTCAGCAGCACGCTGTTGATCTTTTAGCTCACCAGCTTCCAGGGTACCTTCGTCTCTGAGATTAGTAAGTAGAGGGTCAACACGGCCAAAACGATCTTCACTAGCATCGATAGCTCGGTCAATAAGATTTTCTGGTGGTGGGCCGTTTTCTTTAATGTTCAGACTTCTAATAAAATCTCTTGCAAAATTTTCTACCTCTTGATCTTCTACGGCGGCTTCGTGCTGGTCACGTGCCAAACGTTGTTTGGACATGTCATAACGTGCGGTTGCCAGCTCAGAAGCGAAAGCCGAACGCCAAGACTTACCCATGTAGTTATTGGTACTGTCAAGAATCAGATTGACTTGATCTTCACTAATACCTCCCATCTTCGGACCCACGGACTGTAGTTCCAAGAGATGCTTGAAGATGACTTCCCTGGCTTGAGGAGCAGTCAGATTAGTGCGACGAAGCTTATTCATCGCATCCTGAAACAGTGTATTATTAGGGTCAACGTTTGTTAGAGACGCAACACCTAATTCAGTCAGAGCTTGAGACTTAGCTTCCTGCTGCATCTCTTTTGTCTCTTGACCGCGTGCAAGGGCTTCTATTTCCCTTTCCTTATTACGCATCTGCGGCATGACATATTTGTTCAACATGCCAGGCGAGATGTTTTCTAGCTGCCGGATGCGGCGGTATTGAGATTGCAGGACAGCAAGAGCTGCCATTTTCTGATCAGCACCTACAGCAGTAGCTGGAGTAAACTCAACATCGCCGAGTGTAATTTTCGTAGTGTTGTCTTCAGCGAAAGCTTTATCAACAAATCCACTGTAGCCATCACCATAAGAAGTAGCCACACCGCGTTTGTAACCGTAAGCAGCCCAGCCCGACAAACCTCGCATACGTGCAACGACGTCAGGTGCAAGACCTTGTGCTTCCAGTTGATCAACTCCTGCCTGAAACTCTCTATCATCTTGCTCTAACGCTGCCTCCTGCAGATCGTAGTCAGGTTGCAAAGCTCGCATCATGTTGGCATCAGCCATACCTTCTGCAAAATACTTATCAGCCTGACTCTGTGCGTAGCCTTCTGCAGCGGTTGTGAGGGTCTCCATGAGCTTGGAAGAGAAGCCCTGTAGCTGCTCTAGCTCCATGCTCTTCGCGAGACGCATAGACTCTTCCTGCTGTTGCATATCGCGCAGGGTTGCATCTAGCGTACGCTGCATATTCTGTTGTTCTGTTCGTTGATTCTCACGCATCTGTGGCGTAGGATCAACTGCCTGGATAGGTGCAAAGCGATCTGTCTGAGCTGCACCTTGGAATTGTTGCCTTAGTTCAAACTCTTTCATTGGGGCTTCTCAAATAGTCCGAGGAATTTATCTCCAGGTGCAGTAAATTGATAACCAGTCGAAAGTCCAGACATAGCAGCGTTACCAATCATCAACGCCGTGTTCATCCTAGGTGCGGCCGGTGGTGTCGGTGCAGCAACACCAGTCTGTAGCTGTGGCGGGATCGCAATACCGGAGAACGTCTGGTTATTTGCAGACCGCAACTGACGGTCAATGTTCTGCAGGTTACGTTCAGATTGAGCACGTGCACTAGACAGACTTTCTGCCTGGATAGCTTGCTGTCGTCCGAACTCACCAAGTGTAGATACAAGAGATGCACGCTCAAAGCTGCGACCTCTGTTACCACCTGCAGCGCGGTTCGCGCCCATGGCACGCATCAGTTGTGTGCGGGCTGCTGAGTTTTGAAATGCAGCGCCCCGGAACACTTCGTTCAACCGGACCTGTTCAGACTCCATAGAACGACGTGCAGCCTCAGCATTGAAGCTGAACTGACGATCTGCAATCTCTAGTTGTTTGTCAAAACGCTTTTCAGTCAGTTCGTTCTGACGATCAATCATCAAGTTTTGAAACGTATTCTGATATACGTTTGCTTTGTGCTGTTGTTCAGCTTGTCGGACTGCTTCATTGTGCTTTGACATACCTCCGAAAAGGCTCATGCCAAACTGAAGGCCGCCCATTATTGCGCCGAATGCCATAATCTGATAAATTCTACAAAGTACAGGTTTTTAGGTCCTTGTATTGTTACATCTAAAAACTTGAACCCTAAGTGTTTTAGAAGTTTGAGGTGCGTTGTATTCCTGACATCTGCACAGTTGTAAAGAACTTTGTGTGGTAAAGATTCTAACCAACGTTTTGCTTCTCTAACAAATGTAATAGGATAGTCTTCTATAGCAGGTGTGCATAACATCCATACACAGCCGTCATCAGACACGCCAGCAATTCCGGCAGTCTTACCGTTTGGAACGTGAAACACGACGGTATGGCCCTGTAAGGTATCTAAAAAAAGAGCGAGAGCTGGGTTGATTCCCCAGCCCTCTTGTAGTTCACGCCAGTCGTCCTGACGTAGATTCTCAGCAATGTAGGCAACTTCTTTGTACGTGGGCGGATGGATGTACTTAGACACGTTTGTAGAATTTGGTGGTGTATCTACCCTCCCAACTAAAGCCCAGCAAAGACACAGGGTACGGTGTTGTACCTTCGATCAGTATGCCTAGGTTGTCGTTACGTTGGAAGATAGGAACGTTGTGTGTAGAAGACGCCAACATGTTGACGTTGTTAAGATTGTAAAGATAGGGTAGTGTTACGCTAACAACATTCTCCCAATCAGATAAACCAGTAATATCGATCTTGTAATCAACGGGGCCACTAAGTCCGGTGGAAACCTTAATGCGATGAATGATAAGGTTTGATACATCATCATTACTGACATTATCACCAGATTGACTAAACACATAAAGCTTCGGTAGCTCCAATTTCATGTCATAGTTCAATCCCACAACAACATCCTGACCTCTGAAGTCACCGTCTACATCAAAGGTATTTCCGCTGAACGTCGGGTTTAGCAAGCTACCGTCGGTCGTATTAACAAGAGATAGCTTCTTACCTGTGATGGCGTTGAACGGCAGAGTGTATGTAGACTTTTTAGTCGTGCTGTTATAGGCTACAGGTGGATTAGTTGTCCATAGGTCAAGGCATACGTCCGTCTTTTCACCCGTAGGCAGAGTCAGGAATCCTTGCTCACTAGACTGGTTCATGTCAAACGACAGTGCATACACACGTGTGTCGTCATGAACGACTGCGTAATATGTGCTGTTGTCGAAGAACTGATCCAGAACTTTGCCAGTCATCTCCCACTTGTACCATGTCTCTACAACACGGTTGTCACCAGAGTTAAAGAACCTGTATTGATAGATAGTTTCTTTATTTTTACTTGCCATGGAGACCATAGATAGCCCTGGCGAACAAATAAGATTATCAATAGAATCAGGAATTAGTTCTGGTACGTTCTGAGTCGTATCCCTAGACGTAGGTGGCTGGTCTGTGCTGATATTCATCAGCTCATACATGTGGGTGTACAACGGTGTCTTCGCAATAAACACCATCGATGTGCCAAGAGACACAGCCTCAACACCAGGATCAGCCTCAAAGCTGCTGAGCTTGTTAATCTTCGCTGTCAGCGGGCTGAGGGTGTCAGAGTCAGTGGTCAGGTAAAACTGGTCATTTTCTCCGAACAAGACCAAACCAACGGCAGTTGGCTGGACATAGTTCAGGAACACAGGTCTAGTGCTGGATGCAGAGATGTCAATAGGATCATCGTCTGTAGCAGTCTTAGCTGAGGTGACAAAGAAGTTAAAGAAGTCACCTGCTTTGCTTAAGATCACAGCATCGTTAGCCAACACGCCGAACCTGTTGCGGAAGAAAAACATTGATTTAATCTTCTCACCAACGAAGCTAGGCAGGGGGTTGGTGTTGTCATCACCTACATCCCTGTCAGTCCAGTTTACTGGTTCGTATTTGAACGACCCATCAGCCTGACGAACAAGCTGGTGTGGCAGCGTCAGCTCATCTAATTCAAACTGGATACCAGGTCCATTAGTTTCTACCCAGGCACCTGCGCCGTAGGTCTGACCATTAGAGGTCTCAAACTTAACCCACATGTCATCGATGTCGATGTCAGTGGTGTTGATGATTTTAAGTTTGTAGCCGTTCTTAGCCTGGATAGGCAGGCGTGACACGTTAGGTACACTGTTCTGGAAAGCGTAGATGCCGTCCTGTTGTGAGCCACCACGGACTTCAATCTTAAATGAACTGCTACTGGTGATAGAGATGCCAGGTCCAACCTGTACAGCAGTGTAGTTTGAGTTAGCGTTTATAGATGAGGCAAGTGCACTGGCAATGCTGTTAGCGTCTGT